CCCTTAGCGGCCCCTATCCCTGTTCCAATAGCACCCTTAGCAGCCCCTATCCCTGTTCCAATGGCACCCCTAGCAGCCCCTATCCCTGTTCCAATAGCACCCTTAGCCGTGGCTAGACCGCCCATTATTGCGGCTTTGCCTGCGACGGTGGCACCTTTAGCTGCAGCTACACCACGTCCCAACATTGAACCGGCTGTACTCAATCCGCTGATAATAGTATCAATTATCCCACCCTGCTCTTCTTGTTTAGGTTCATTCTTTGAAACTAGTGTGGGGACATGTCCTTTTCTTAAATTGGCCTCATGCAATTCTTCCTCGTTTTTGTGTAGTGTTTCATCAATTGACTTCAACATCTCAAGTTGTTTTTCTGATAGTCCAGCCAATTCTGACACAGCACCCTCAAAAATGCTCTTGATCATTTCTGGATCTTGAGATAAGAACATTTCACGTTCTTTTGGAGTTGAATTAGCTAATTCCGTCAGCACGCCGGCTTTAAAGCCATCCATTGTTTCTTTATCGACAACTGTAGCTTGTGGTTTTATAATCTGAGCGGCTTTAAAGCCATCCATTGTTTCTTTATCGACAACTGTAGCTTGTGGTTTTATAATCTGAGCTGAGGCATAATTTTGTAATTCTTTCCTCTTTTCCAGCAACGCTTCTTTGCGAGCTAGGTCGGATTCAGATAATGAACCACCAAAGTCCCTGGCACGGTTTTCCTTAGATTCTAGTGACTCGAGTTCTGGGTTTAGTTTCTTGAGTTCTTCAAATCTCCTAGCACCCTCGGTCATAGCCTCTGTTCTAGACATTCCACGCCCAACTTCAGTCAACTGAGAAAACTCCGTAATATACTTGGCCTTTTCAGCGCGCTCTTCCGATTTTTTAATCTGATTTTCTTCCATCTTATTAAAAATGGAACCAATAAGAGATGATGGGTCTTGTCCGATACCAGCAGCTTTAGCTAGACCAGGGATTGTAAACATTTGACCCAATGAGTCTTTTTTATTTTGAATCCAGCCCTTAACACCACTTTTGGATTCTTCCTTGTCTTTAAACTCCATCGACTCGGTTAATTTTTCAACCGCTTCAATTAAATCTCGATCTAGTGTCAAGGCACGTTCTGATATCACCACGGCAGCTTTTACTGGTGCCGCAGTGCGTGTAGTTAAATCACTAACTTCAGTGATTACCTGATCTAGCATTTCTTCAACAATAGCCAAATCCATAGGCATATTATTAGTGGGAACCAATTCTTCCGGTGCCGCAGGACCGATAGTACGATTATATTCTGCTAATCGTTTATTTCTCTTTTTAATTTTACGGGCACTAGTCATTTTGTCTTTCCCTGTTTTTCTGTTCTACATGCCGATTTAATAACTGTACGTATATTTCTCTCTCATATGGCATCATGTTGTCCAATTCAGTCAACGAATATTTGTGGAATTGCATTAGAGCAAAATTGACTTCATAATGATTGAATAGAGTTTCATGAGAGAGAATCATTAAAAAAAATTGTTGATGCCCTTCAATTGACGTTCATGTTTTGTATTACAGACAGGACATGTATATTCGATATCAATATAGGTATGTGGTATATTGTCAATGAAATGCTGAATTTGTTTTTTCTGACTTGGTGTCAATGTTGAAATAAATTCTTCAATCTCATCATCGGTTTCTTCAGATAGACTATATGTCTCATCTTGTGTGTATAGTTTATCCAAGCAGACTTTAAGTAGTGCTAATTCTTTATCCGCAGATTCATTAATCTTAAGAATATCATCAATTGTCGGATATTTTAATTGTGCAGTTAAAGTGTCGTGTAGTTTGATCTTATTACTATGATCCGATTTGGATACTTTAACTTTAGTTAAATCAATACTGACCTGAGCTTTGGCATTTGGGTCATTACATTTATCACAGCTAAAAATCAAATCGGAATGCTCACCGACTGATTTGGCTCTAATTAGTGTCATTAGGTATTCAAGATCAAATGTGGTTAATCTATCTGGTGGATTAGCAAGACAGTTACGAACTACATTGTCCATTGTAGCGATCATTGTCTGGATATCCTCTGACTCTTGGGCAGTCAACAGTGCCTTTTCTTCCCGAACCAGAAATGGTCTATATGTTGTTTTTTTATTGGTACTTGGTATAACAACTGGGTACCGCGGGGTTGAATTCAGTTCAGATAGTTTCATTCTTTGCTCGCTTTCAGTTTTTCCATGATTAGTCTATTAAGTTCTGATGTTGTTCCAACAAATGCTACATTATTCGTCACCGTTGTGTTTGTTGGTTGAGATTCTGTCTCACTAAATAATAGCCGTCTTTTCTTGGTATGGATATCCATTAACTGGGAGTTCATGTCGGACATAGTCTTGAGCATCGTCGATAACACCTCATATGCTCTAGGGGATTCAGACTGTATTGCCACCTCATATGCATGCTCAAGTGCCCTATTACCAACATCGAGCATCTCACGAATGTTGTTCCGTGCTATCTCTGCATCATCTATGACACTTTCATTCCCACTACTGGGGTCTAGCGGTATATTGGGTAATGATATATGTGTTCGGACTGGTTCTACATCAAACACATCAGATATTTTCCTACTCATAATTATTTCTCCGTGGTGGTTCAAATCTACGGCGACTTGACTGTTCCGTGTTCTCCTCTGGCATGTATTCGTGCTCATACATGGATTCATTCTTCAATCTCTGAACCTTTTCTTGACCGCGTGTATATGCACTGACTCCCAATATGGCACCGAATGATAAATGGAACATACCGGCTCCCTGTAGAGTCAGTGGTGTCCAGCCTATAGTTTTATCTACAGCATCGACAAAAAACAAGAACCATGCCCAGCCAATTGGAAAAATAACAAAGTCAAACATGCAAATAACCAAGTACACGATTGCTGTAATTGGTCTCCACCTATTCTGAATCCAATCATTGAAGTTCATGGTGAATTCTCCAGATCAGACTGTAATTGATTTGATGCGTTGGCTAATACTGAACCATTTGTAGAAAATGATCCGCCTATTCTATTCAATGAATCTCTGAATCTTTGTGTTGCAGCCGGGACAGATTCAAGAGCGCGCGCCGTCTGGCTAAATGCCCCAGATGCCCCAGTCATGACCCCACCTAGGCTGGATAGCTGCCCTGGTACACCATTAACACTTGATATCACTGCTATTGAACCAGATATACCATTTAATCTATTAACAGTATGTGAGAATGGTCGACCAATTCCCATTGCATTAAGTGTATTATCAAACTGCCCCAGTGTAGATGCAATACCACCTACCGCACCGCTTATGGCAGAGACGGGTGCTGTAATCGCTGATAACGATCGACCTAGTTGTGTTATACCAGAACCAAGATTATTTGTAAACACACTCAGACCACTCATGTTCGAACCGACGGTTGCTGGCAATGAACTAGAATTGGCTGCAGCAGATGCACTATTGAATAATCTTGGCAATGACCCAGATATACCAAGCCCAGCACTAGTTAGAGGCAGCCCGTGTTCATCTCTCCAATCGAGATTGATCCCACCGCCAGGATTACCCGTGACTATCGATTCTCCTGGTGCCAATGAAAGCTCGGCTGGTATATTACCACCAGCTAGATTGAATATAGTATTTCTACGGTTATTGATATTACCTACATGTATATTTTCCCAATACTTATAGACAATCTGTACAGGTAATCTTAATATATCATGTGAATTATAATCTAATCCAATATCACCTATTGATTTAGGATAGCATTCAAATAGCTTTAATGCATGAGCGGGTTTTCCGGTACGATCTGAGATGTAAATTTCAATATCTTTGGTGTAATCATTATAATAACCCAATTTTCTTGTCTCACGATTGAATACCTGATTTGTCCAATCTTCAAAATATTGTTTGACCTTTAAACTTCGATCAAGAATGAAATTCATTGACAATTCAGAATAGGATATACTATATGGAGTTGATCTTGATTCACCAAAGATCCTAATCTCATTGGTGAAAATGTTTAATCCGGGTAAGTTGGTCGATTCACACATCATCATGACGTCCCGAGTATTAATTTCGCCCCCTGGAGAACCGCCGATGATAACATGGAAATGAGATGCGGTCAGCATCCCATGCTGTTTGACATGGGATATAAATTGATTTAATGATGCGTAACCTGCCATATTAATTACCAGCTTGTATGGCGTGCCGAGTCGCGCCAGACGTGTTCTTTTGTGGCCTTGGCAAACCGTTGTACTGGTAACAGCATCGCTGTATACCAAGATTCCTCTGGGACTGCCAGGTAGGGAGATTTAACATGTTCGAACAGGTACCGTTTAATACAAGCCTGGGCTAGACTTGTTTTTGAAACCCCCTTAATTAATTCCCATGAGTATCTGATCTTAGCAGACTCAGACATCATATTCTGCCCGTGATTCTTAGCCAGAGCTTTAAACAATTCCATTCTAGGTTTATATTCTAAGTAATGTAAGTTCAATCCAATGAATGTAGTTTTATCTCTGTCATAAGGTAATACCAGAGGAAACTGATCATAGTACGGTAATGTCTCTTTATATTTTGGGTCATAATAAAAGAAATACAGTTTACCGGGTAATAGAGTACCAGTTAATTCTGCGCCGCCAGCGCCCATCATTAGTCTATTTGGTGTAACCTTTTTAGTGGATAAATGCCTAATTTGCTCATCGAACCATGTCCGTGATCTTTTAACATCACTCGGTGAGATATGGTATAACTCAAATGATGTTCTACGATTTGCTCCAACTGCCATGTTTATGTTCTCAGAATAGATGTTTTTCAGTTAATACAAGGAATTCTAGACCTTTTGATTTACAATATTCATCTGCGGCTTCCCATTTAGCCTGATTAGTTGCATATGTAGCCATCTCGGTCAAGTATCGTTTGGTTTTTTTAGTCTGTTTAGGTGGTTCACATTGAGCTGAGGGTTTAATCTCAACCGCAAACTTTTTGATCTCACCAGTTCTAGTCTTAACCATTATCACAAAATCAACAAAGTACCTTCTCATTCTCTGATCTACTGGTGAATAATAAGGTATAATCAGTTCCTCAGATGCATACTTTATGACACCGGGATTATCATCACACCACTGTAGAAACTTGCGTTCCCACGAGGACCGAAAAATGATTTCATTTACATTACCGACATATTTCTCCGGTCTTTTTGGTGTAAATCTACCCTGATTATATTTTGGCATTTTCCTCAAACTAAATAGTCCATAATCTATTTAGTTCAAATCAACATGGTTACAAGAAGCACACAAAGTCAAGTCTCAGATAATCAGTCAAACAAGTACGACGTGTCTGCACATCAATTTCCAATTGATCTAGACACCTCAAAAGAATATGGCGGGAATAAAATCGTGTTCTTCATCAATGTAACTGGTGAGGGTAAGATTGCCCGTCAGGAAGGTGG